GTCAGCCATTTGCAGTCCTCAAATACACTTGATCCAACCTCTTAAGTGCCTGTATGTCCCAAGCAGATAATGGTGTCTCAGTGAGTTCTCTCCAATGATGTAGTTCTGTATAGGTAATCGGGTTGGGGCCAGAGAAGCCAGCAGTTCTAGCTGAGTTTAGACTCACGAAGGCAGACCATACATACATTAGAAGCGAGGGAAATAATGTCGGGTTTTCCAATGCTTTTGGTGTATGTCCAGTCTGCCTTTCTACTTGCAATAAGTGTTCTCTCTCAGTCGTGCCTTTATCATCTGTCTTATTGAGGTGAAACTCATGTTCAGCCCAAGACAGTAAGTCAGACACTAGCTTTTCGTAAAAACGTCTGCTGAGTTCTCCTCTTCCTGAAGTTGCTCAACAATCCAGAATGCCTTAGTATAGATGTCTTTAGCAGTCTCTGGGGTAAACTCTACCCACTCACCACCGTAGTAAACCTGCCAAGCCACAGTAGTCTCAGCCATAACCTCCACACGGTCCTGTTCAGCCTCATACAAGTCAACATCAACCTCAGTAGTCTTAGCCTTCTGTGCAGCCTTGAGATACTTCTGTGTGCGCTTATATTGAGCCTGTTTGTATTCAGCAGTGTGAGGGAGGTAACGCTCAATCCACATCTCTTTCTTGTCATGCTTCAGTGGGCTACCATCACGAGGGTCTGTGAGCTTAGTCTTCACAGTGTCTTTCTGGGGTGTTAGTGTATTCAGGTCCATCGGGTATATCCTTTGTTATATCGGGTTATCGGGTTAGGTTAATGGGGAGACACAAGACCCGACACTCATGCCTCCCCGCCCCACGTGGGGATTAGGTTATTAGGCGGTCGGGCGAGTGATCTTGAGGTTGGTGTCTTCAGTCGCATCATACAGAGCCACAAACGGCAGAGTAATAATACGGCTAGTCTGACCATCAACAGGAACATCTGCACCATTGACCTTGATCTTTGGGAAAGCAAACGTATATGAGTTAGCACCTGTAGGATCATCCACAGACACTGTAAGCTCACTTTCGGTCTCATCAATAAAGCGGTTGATAAGTGCAGCATCCTCGAAGTAAGCAGTCAGAGTACCTTCAACAGTAGCCATGCCAGTCTCAAGCTGAGGGGCACTATCGTCACCAACCACAAAGGTAGGAGCCTGAGCATTGTCAATAGAGAACTCAAGGCTGGTCACAATAGCAATGACACTGGAGCTTGCCACATCACCAATAGCCACATCACCAGAGTAGCTGTCAAAGGGCTGAGAGATAGTAGCATCATCAACAGTCTGACCTGTGCCACTGATAGTGCCATCCTTACCAATCATGGAGAATGTAGTAGTAACCATCTGGTTGGGGGCGATGGAAACAGACATACTAGAGACAGACATACCTGTGAACAGACGGAACTGACTGATGTCCTGAGCAGCATCCTCAATGGAGAAGTACTTAGGTGTAACACCAACAGTCAAGTCACCACCAACATCAAAGCTACCCTGAAGGGCACTCTCAAGAAAGGGGTCAAAGTTGCCATCACGTAGGTCAACAACAATGTCACCAGCAACACTACGGTTACCATGACGGTCAACCCGAAGCATGCGGTCAGGTTGGATTTCGTTGCCAGTCACACGCTCTTTAGTGAGGTTCAGTGAGTGGGTGTTATAAGGGATAGCAGTAAAGTTACCGCTGGGGGTAGTACCGAAAGTGTTCTCGACGATATACGACAGACCACTTCTTGAACCCTGTGCAAAAGCCATAGGTTATTCTCCTCAGTTATATATAAACCAGCCTACGTTGACCGGAATCATAAAGAATGCCCCATCCGGCATACCTTGCTCTCGTTCTGCATAACGGATGGATACGATAGTGCTGCCATTGGTTACGTCTGTCGTAGCCTCGAAAGCATCAATAATCTTGTCTGCTAGATCATCAGCAGCGCGGGGGCCAAGACCTTCAGGGACAAAGCAGTCAACTCTGAAGATACCTTGGTAATACTGTTGTGGGTTAAGACCTCTAACCGCAGGCTCACGCACCGTAGGAACTAGCCGGGGTTTAACAAAGCTCTGTCCTGTGGTTGGCGAAAAGGTAAGGTTCTCCCAAGCCACTTCAGGCAGGTCAGCAATACCAGTGAGCCTCACCTCTAGTGCTGCACGGATGTCATCATAGATACTAGCCATTACCTGAATTTATCCTTCACTTGAGCAAACACTGCATAACCGGGAGTGCGACTCCAACCCTCACCAGTCTCGACTATTTGTGCATGAGGAGAACCATTAGACAAGACGACTATCTTTGAGGTTGTTAGGTCTAAGGCTTCAATGTCAGAAGCCATTTGAGCATAACCCTCTTGACGCTTAGCTTGAGGACTTTGGTTTCTTGGCTTCCTATTGGATGTTCTAGCCCGACCCGAACTGTAGGTATTCTTAATGCTGAATGAGGTGACGTAAGCACCAGTATCTACAGGGGAACGTGAGACTGCAAATTGAGCTATGTCTTTTAATTCATTCTCAACTTGTTGGTAAATTTGATCTTCAGCAGCTTTTATCTTACCGTCAAGGGATGCTTTATTGAACTTAACTCTAGCTTTCATATCACTCACGCACCTGACAGATGTAGCAAACCAGAGTATCAGCATGGTAAATCTTCTGAGTAGAAACTACCTTAACAGTGTCACCAAACCCTATAATGAAGTCTTCAGCATCAGGCTCAGGGAGGTCTGTACCTGAAGTGTCCCTAGCAGGTAGAAGGGCCTTACGGTCCCCCATGAGAATACTGTCGCTGTTTACCTCATTCAGATTGAAGTCAGCCATGTAGCACTTGACAGTATAATCCGTGTTGGTTGTTGACCCCACAGTACCAGTCGTAGGGTCATACGAGCCATAGAGAGGCTTCCTAAGAGTTGCCTGTTGACCAAACTGATTTATCAGCGTCTGTGTAGCCATGCTCGTTAGAACAGCCATCCTTAGTAGTCCTCATAACCGAAGTCCATGCCATCATACGTAGGAGGGTTCCAGAAGCGGTCTCTACGGAATGTAGGCTTAACCCTATTGGTGTTCTGTCGAGCAGTCTCAATGTCAGTCTTAGTGATACCACCAGCTTTGATACCCAAGCGACCACCAGCTTTAGTGCCTTGATACTCTAGTTGGTCAGCCAAACGATTGTACTGGTCGGCAAGATCACTGTAGTCAGCCGAGAGTTGACCATCCAAATCAATATTAACCTGACGAGCAAACTTACCAGCAACAGCCCTCGCCAACCAAGCAGCAGCAAAGTAGATGTTGTCGTTAGTCTCTTGGAGAGCAAAGTTTACCTCAGCGTCTTTTACTTGGGGGTCACTTGAGTCAGTATCCCCCAGTAGAAACCGAGTGGCATTAAGACGTCCTGAAGCCGTATCAGTTCCAAGGTCTGTATCATCGTATGAAAAGGACAAAAGGACGTCTCCCTAGTGTTAGTCACCAATAATGGTGTCTCGTAGGCGGTAAAATTCATCAGCGATCCAAGGGTTACGGTTGAGGAACCTACGGATCAAACCACGTTGCTTATCTTCAATCTTAGACTGCTTACAACGCTTATTGTTATACTCTTGGCTAGAAGTCGTTCGTTCTTTGACAATAGCATTGAGTTGTGTTACTAGGCTCTTGAGGTCATCAGCGTTCATCTCACTAAGACGATCACCAACCTTACTCTCTTTAGCCAATTCTGTGTTGTGGTAAATAAACCCTTGGGCATACAAACTAGCAACGTCTTTAACCTCTAGGTCTCGTTCTGCCCAGTTGAAGTGCTCACGTTTCTTCCAATGCTTACCATCAGCACTAAAAGGCATCTTAATGAACACGGGCCAATCGACCTGCCAACCAAGATAACGGGGGTGCATACCATCTTTATTGATAGCCATAAGTAGTCTCCATAAGAATGTTAAACTGTTTAGGGATGTATTGTTATTGGAGGTGCCCTACCACTTGAGCAGGACACCTCAGTAGTCTAGCTTAGGTTCAGCCAATGGCCGAGCTAATGAAGCCACCCAAGTCAGCGCCGACGACTTTCATATCGTAGGACATCTTAACCTGAATGTGCTCTGCAACCTGCTGGCGCTTCAGTGCATCATCCGAGAAGGACTCAACAGTAACACCCAAGTTGCTTGCACCGGGGATGTTGTTCCAAGCAAAGGTCAGGCCAGAAGCAGGGGTCATCAGACCAGCCGAGCTAGGGGCATGAACCATCAGAACATTGTTGCCACCGATGAAGCTATTGCTCTCAGCAACACCCTCGACCGAATCATTCTCAACCGCTTCCATCACGTAGAAGTTTTCGACCTCAAAGATTTCAGCCAACTTAGCATTCGTGACCATCGCAGTGTTGGTGACAGTAGCACCACCGTTCAGACGCTCCAGAATGTCAGGGTTGTTAATCAGGGCATCACGAACTTCTTTACCCACAACCATCGTGTTAGGACGGAAGCCACCAGACTTAAGCTGGATAGTACGGCTCAGGCGAGTAACGTCCTGAATCGGGGTTGAGTTGGTGTAGTCATCCCAGTTGGTGACCTCAGCAGCAGTATCGTTGTCGCCATCAGCAACACCTGCCCAGTCAGTACCCCACACACCCGAAGTGAAGAAGGTGGTAGCAAACTGGTTCTCACGGTGGATCATCAGACGGTTCATCAAAGTAGTCGAACCAGCCGAACGAATGTCCAAAGCGGCATCTTCGTTAGCAAGCGTCTGCTCGTCAAAGTCCATGCCCAAGCCGTAGACATCAGCAAAGTAAGCGTCGTTCGAGATGCTCATGCCGATGCGGTTGACTTCAGTGCGAGGGGCCAATTTCTTGACATCACCAGCGCGGTTCATGTTGTCACGGTCGTAGATGTAGTACTTGTCCGATTGACGCTCAACGCCAACCAACGGGAACACCTTGTCCGCGATAAAGTTTGTTTGTTCTTGCACGTATGCCAGCGTCAGGTTGGTGAGCGGCTGGTCAATATGCACTTGACTTGGAGTCAGAAGAGGCATATCTAAATTCCTTTTACTTTAGCTTAAGCAGCAGCGTTGCCGCCCTGAATGAGTTCGATTGCGAAGATTTGGTTATCAACGGCATCCTCAAGGGCATAACCCATGACAATATCGCCAGTTGTAGCTGTCACAGCATCACCAAAGCCATCCGAAGCGATTTCATCACCAGCAGTGACAGAACCACCAGCTTTAACAATCGTCTTGCCAGTCATGACTACAGTGGCAGCTTGCCCAGCAGCAGAAGGCTCGTTAATCAGAACACCAATGCCTTGGGCACCAGCTTCACAAAGGTCAACCTGACCATCAGCAGCAAGTGCAACGAATTTGAATTGACCAGTAGAAATATTCCCACCAGCCTCGAAAGTGCGTGTGTCACGCGATTGGAACACAGCCATAGTTAGTCTCCTTTACGAATGGCTTTAAGGACTTCACGGCCTTCGTCTGTCTTAGCAACAGCACTATAGGCTTTAGCGTAGTCCGATTTTTTGAGGTTGTTGGCTTCCATGTGAGCCTTGACGAGAGATTCCATCTTGTCATTTGCAGTAGCGAACTCGCCATCAACATCCGACTTACCGAACTCTTCCATCTTGTCTGCAAAAGCCTTATCAGCAGCTTGCAGGGCTTCCATGAGCATGTCCACTTCGTCCATCTTTTCGACAGCGGTCATCAGCTTCTTAGCAACATCAACCGAGAAATGGGGCAGTTCTGCTTCAGCACGTTTCGTCAGAGCGGCATCAGCCTTTTCAATCTCTGCTTCTTCAAGTGCTTTAAGGATGGGAGCAGGCACATCAGCCTTATTAATTTGCTCACCACCGTATTCAATAAACTCTTCTTCAGCTTTCTTTTCGATGGTGTCTGCCTTAATGACATAACCCTCTTCCAGAAGACCTTTGCGAAGGCGTTCGTTTTCAGCTTTCAACGTCTGGATTTCTTCAGACGGATCGTCAGCCTTTTTCATATCTTCATTAGCCATGGCTTTAGCTTTGTCGTAAGACATGCCTTTATCCATGTACATCTTCATTTTGGACTTCATGTCATCAGACATCTTATCCATTTCTTCCTTTTGACCATCGGTCATCTTGGTAAGTTCCTCAGACATTGTGTCTCCTTCGGAATTGTCACGCTTGAAAAGAGACACCGTCGCTTGTGCATTGGCGGGGCGATCCACCAGAGACAGTTCCTCTAGTTCAAGCTGTTTAAGTAGATTAGCCATTGTAATCTTCCTTTACTGCGCGGCCACCAATGCTAAAAGCGGCCAGTTCTCCAGATTTGACCTTGGACCAAACATCATCGTCGTATACCTTAAACGCGACAACCCATCCTTCACGGTCACTCTGTATGCCAAGGGAGCTACCAATCTCTTTGGTGATGGGCATGGAGTGAACTACCACACCGATCTGACCTCCGTTGTGCATTTGCTTGCCAACCCGAACGTGTTCCATAAACTTGTTTACGGCCTTCACGAGTGTATCAGGTTCAATGACATCTCCTTGACGATCTACAACAGGCTCACCCTTTTCGGTGACTACTGAGGCCCAGCCCCATACCATCCGTTGTTCTTCGTCAGTCTTTAGAATCTTACCAGTAATGTCTGCTTGATTGTCGGCTTTACGAAGGGTGTCCAGCTTATGACCAACCATTTCACCAGTGGGCTTACCTTCGTCATCAACAATCTCAATACGAGCAGCAGGTTCTTCTTTTGTTCCTGTGACCTTCACGGGAATATCGGGGACTGTGCCATCACGAACAATCTGACGAACAATACCACGAGCAGTACCACCAGAAGAGTTCCACGAAACCCGATCCCCAGTGTCAACCTTAGTCATCTCACTAACAGTCATGTCTTCTTCCCACATGCGGCACGACCAATACCGTGCTGAGGTTTTGTCTTTTGCAGTGTCGCAGTTGTGACGAGCGCGAAAATTGCTACGGGCATCAGGGTCATCTCGTCTAATCTCCATGTCTGGTGAACCAAAGGTCACTTTCTTGGTCTTATCGCCATCCTTGACGTAAACCCCAAACTTCTTACTTGAGCCACTAGGCAGACGGAAAGGTTTGTTGAGTGTTACCTCTTCACCTTGGTAATCAGCCTTGCACATGATCTCAGCCACTACAGCCCTGAGAGCCTCTGTGCTGTCCATACGCTCGTCTTCTTCCTCTTCGGCACCCTCACCACCCATCATCGAGCTATAGTGATCTAGGTAGGCATTGTGGTCCTCTCCGGGCATATACACAGCTTGACCATCGTACTCATGCACATGGATGCTACCACCAAACCCAAGGTCCATACTACGGGCACGAGCTTCCATCTCTGTAGTAAAGATGTCGTTGGCGTATTGTGCTTTTCGGATTGCACTGTAGGCAGAAGCCATTGCTTGTCCTTCGTCTTGGGTATCACTGTAGACTGAGTTGAAGACTTCCTTAAACTGCTGACGCTTGCCTTCAGGTACATTGGAAGGAACATCTTGTGCTGAAGAGTAAGGCATTATCGTCTCAGTTTGTTGTTGTCGATGAGGATGAGGCCAAAGTTGACAGACACTCGAACCTTGTTGGTTTCTACTAAAGAGGCTCTCACTTCAAGGTCTGACTTCTCTGGTAGTGGTAGTGGGACAGGAAAATCATAGCGGTAGGTGCCTTGGTAAGCCTCACCGATGTGTCCGATACGGAAGTTGTCTCCAAACTGTCGGATAAAGAACCTGATCTGGGCATCACCA